CGGCAAGCGAGAGGCGAACGCCACGCCTTTGGAGTTTCGGGACGAACTGCTGCGCCTGGCGATGAAGGCGCATAACGCATGAATTCAGCGAGCGGCGAAGCCGTCCGCTGGAATGACGGGTTATGCGTCAAACGGTAACTACGAAGAAAGGAAAGAAGACATGAGCATGTGTATCTACCACGGCAATTGTGCCGATGGCTTTGGGGCCGCCTGGGTTGTTCGGAAGGCGCTCGGCGAGATTGACTTCCACCCCGGCAAGTACCAGGAGCCGCCGCCCGACGTGACCGGCAAAGACGTGGTGATGGTGGATTTCAGCTACAAGCGCCCGGTGCTGCTGGAGATGGCCGAGAAGGCGAACAGCATCCTGATTCTCGACCACCACAAGACGAGCGCCGAGGACTTGGTTGATCTGCCGGCGAACGTGACGGCTAAGTTCGACATGAACCGCAGTGGCGCCGTGCTGACGTGGGAACACTTCTTCCCGGGCCAAGAACCGCCGCCGCTGTTGCTGCACATCGAGGACCGCGACCTGTGGCGCTTTGCACTCAAGAACACCCGCCAGATTCAGGCGAACGTCTTTTCCTTCCCCTACGACTTTCAGGTGTGGGACACGCTCATGGCATCGGAGCCGGCAGCATTGGCGGCCGAGGGCGAAGCGATCGAGCGCAAGCACTTCAAGGACATTCGGGAACTGCTCGGCGTGACGACGCGGGAAATGGTCATCGGTGGGCACCGCGTGCCCGTTGCGAACCTGCCCTACACGATGAGCAGCGACGCCGGGCACGAGATGGCAAAGGGCCGCCCGTTCGCCGCCTGCTATTGGGACACGCCGGAAGGCCGGGTTTTCAGCCTGCGCTCGAACGACGAAGGCGTTGATGTCTCCGAGGTGGCGAAGCAGTACGGGGGCGGCGGGCACCGCAATGCGAGCGGCTTCAAGGTGAGCTTCGCAGCGGCGGCGGCGTTCGAGGTTTGACGCACAACGCATGAATTCAGCGAGCGGCGAAGCCGTCCGCTGGAATGACGGGTTATGCCGGCGACAACAACGGAGACTGAGATGCGAAAACTGCACGTAGGGACAAGCCCACTGACGAACCGGATTTACGCCGGGCATGTGCTGAAAGACGGCGCGACGTGGGGCGAGGGAAAGCAGGATGTGACCGGTGCAGCTTGCGGCGCTGTTTGCGAGCATGTGCTGGCAAACGAAGAGCCGGTAGTGGTGACCTGCAACGGCAAGCCGAAGTACGAAATCACGGTGCGCGAACTGTGAGGCATAACGTGTAGGTAAGCGGCCGTGAGCGGCCTTACGCGCGGGGATTGAGTCGTGACCTACTATCACGGAGGCCGACCGGGAATCCCGCGCGGCGCCTTTATCCTCCCGCCATCTTTTACCGGAGTGCCCTCATGCTCAGAGTACGGGGCAGCCGGAATTCATCGCCGCGACCGCGTTTATCTGACCACCGAGTACGCGGCAGCGCTGCTCTACGCAGCCGGAAGTAAACGGGGCGTGATCTATGAATGCGAGCCGATTGGAGAGGTTGAGCCTGATCCGGACTGCACACTGCCGGGTCTATCTTTCCAATGCGCGAAAGCCCGCGTCGTGCGCTGCATTAAGCCCAAGCCGGCTCAGATAAAGATGGCGCTGGCCGCTTTGCTGGAGGATTGAGCCGTGACCTACTGATTACGAACTAGACGATTTAATGAATTGAATCAACTGCTTGATTCCGTTTTGTCCGTAATTGCAGGGTCCTCACAACCCCCGTGGTTGAGCCAACTTGAATTTAATTACGGACAAAATATTTTCACTTCCCCCTTGCACATCTTGAAAACGTGTGTATAATTAGAACTGTGATGAATACATCACGCCGACGCCAGCAGGTAGCTGGCTCTCCCAGGAGAACGAATCATGGAACAGATCACCATCACCATTGAATCCCTCAAGTCGATTCGCGGCGACGTCAACAAAAAAGTAGCTACTTACCTCAAGAACAACGGCATCAAGGTCATCGATGCCGACGTTATCGTGACCTGCGTCAACGAGCCTGGGCGCTGCTGGATCAAGAAGCCCGGCGAAGCTGCCTGCACTGCCTACGGATGACCGGCAAGCATCACAACTGGCATAAGCGCTGGTCTGCCTCCATCGAGGCCGCCAGCGCGACCCACGACAGCGGCTTGGTCGTGCGCTTCCTGCTGCTGCCGCTTAGCGAAGCGCAGATCACCGCGCATGAGCAGGACGCAGCCATTGGCAAATGCTGGACCACGGACGGCCGGGAATGGGGCGTGGTGACGACACCCGCGCTGCTCGAATCGACCTTCGAGGCACTCAGGGCGAAGAACGGCGCGGGGAACGCGCAGCAGATGCTGGCGCGACTGGCCAAGGAGGCAGGCGAGATATGGACAAAAGCGAAAAGCCGGGAGCATTGACCCACGGCGGATCCCGCGAAGGATCGGGTCGCCCCAAAATCGGCGCTCAGCGGGTCAACGTGAGCCTGGACGAGGAAACACGCAGGCGCGCCCGTGAAATCGGCTCAGGGAACGTCTCTGAGGGCCTGCGGCGCGCTGTGGCGGCATTCACTCCGCCCGATTCGTCGCCCTGACGCCCGTCCACCACCGCTGCCATTCCAGAATCACGATGGCGTCGGCGCTGCCATCGCTTTCAGCACATCGGGCGGCACCAGGTGAAGCTGCCGCGGCGGCTCCATCAGTCGCGCCGGCGGATCCGGGAGTTTCGGGCAGGCGACGGGGACCGGCTGCGAAGCGCAGCCAATAGTCATCAGAAGCAGCAAGAGCGCGGTCGGTTTCATGACTGATCTTCTCCGTGTTGAAAAACTGCGCGGCCTCGATCCGCGCGACGCGGGCCTGCTGCCGGGCAACGATCAAGGATTCCTTGACAGTTTCCGCATCCCACGCGGCCTGCACATGCGCCGCGCCCTTCACCCAGCCAAACGCCATGCAGGCGGCCACCAGCGCGCCGAGGCCGAGCAGACGCCATGGCCAGGGGATCAGATTCAGCACACCAGGGCCTCCCGCGCTTTCTCCCACAACGCTACCCGCTCCTCGCTGCCGTTGATGCCACCATTGATGACGCGCGTGATCGCGCCAAACGCGGCGTTGTCTGCCAGCGCGTTGAGCCCGTGGGCATACCAGAACCACGCCGCGCTCAACGCGGCCCACTTCGGCAGCTCCAACATCTCCGGCTGGCGATCCAGCGCCAGGCCCAGCGCCTCGCCGACTTTCAAATAATTCGCCCGTCCGGTGATCTGGATCAGGCCCCGGCCGCAGAACTTGAAGCCGTCGCCCGGCTGGTCGTTGCCCAGATCTTTCCGTCCTTCGTATTTCGCCTGCGCCGGGGTCGGTCCCCAGATCTCGCGCACGTAGGTCAAGTGCCCCGACTCATGCCCGATCTGCGCCAGGAACGCAGCCTGCCGCGTGGGCGTGTCGATGCCATAGGCCGCCATCGCTGCCTCGATGTGCGGCAGCCACTGCGTGGCCCGGTTGATGTTGCAGCCAACGGCCTGGGCCAGTTGTTCCGGGCTCATGATGTCCCCGCCCGACATTTCTCCTCGGCACGGCACACCCGCCGCCCACGGCGGCGATCGAACACGATCAGCCCCGCTGACGACAGCAGGAATGCCCAATCCCCCCAATCTGCTCGCCCCTCCCAGGTCTGGAACATGGCCGACATGGCGCCTGCGGCAAGCAGGCAGTAGGACAGTCCGAACGCCGCGAAGTGGGCAAAGTGGGTACCGCGCTGCCGGTGATCCATATTGTTCAAAATGCAGATGCACCGCATCAGGATTACCGCCGCGCAGAAGGAGGACAGGACGATGGCCCAAAGGCTCAGGTTCATGCTTGCGCCCCCTTTCTGGCGGCAAGGGCAAGGAGCGCAGGTATCAAGGTTTGCGCCGATAGCCCAAGGGAAAACGCGCAGGCCATCCGCACCGTGATGTCGGGAACGGGAGTGAGCCACGCAAAATAGTTGAGGGCCGCTGCTGCGGCAATGGGTGCGCTTATTCCCCCGAACAGGGCACTTGCCGCCACACAAGCGAACTTCCGAACATGGCTCATCGGCTGGAGCCACATCAGGGCCACCAGCCCGCCAAACATGGCGAGGGTCAGCGCGTCATATTGAATTCCAAGCACGCTCCCGGCAAGGGCCAAGGACATGGCCCCTGCTCCTGCGGTTGCGCTCGTCATCGGTTCAGCCATTTTTTCGTTCCTTTCTCACCTCTAGCGGGTGGGATGCGGGGAATTCATTGGTCAGGATAGAAAGCGGTCAGTCGGATGGAACAGACGAACTGCGCCCGCGGCATCAGGGCGCAATTTCCGAAGTCCTGCGCGTAGGGTTGCAGCTTCCAACCGAACTCCAGCATCAGGCAGGTATCACCGATGGGGGCCGTGATTCGCTTCCAGCACCAGTAGTCGCCAATGAGGACGAACAGGCCCCCTGCGCGGGCGTTCGCCCGGTTCTTGATCCATGGGTCACCCATCCACCAGACGGGTTCCTCAAGGCCGATCCTGGCCCCGATCACATCAGTCTCGAAGCCATAAGCAGGGTTCCTCAGCAACCAGACCACCCGTTTTAGATAGCGGGGCCATCCGATCAGATGTTCTGTCTGCCATCCCTTGTCCCCGTCCAGACTGTTGTCGGGGGTTTCGAACCACCATAGCCAGTTAGGAAGCCATCCGGCTCGGTCAGCGAATAGAGGAAGAATCGGCGCGAGCAGGATCGCCAGCGCATTCACTGCTATCGAAGCGAACAGGAAGGCGACCCAGCGGATCATGTCAGGCGGTTCCGAAGGGTGGCGACTTCAGTATTCAGCGCCGCCATCCATCCCCCATCTATCCCGAGAATGGCTTCGCGCTCTCGCCGCGGGGTGACTTTTCGTTCCAGCGTTTCGATCTGCTCCAGGAGCAGCGCATTCCCGGTCAGCGGTGGCGGCATCGTCGCAGCGATAGCCTCATGCTCGCTTATCTCCGCGACTCCTGCCGGCAGCAGATCGGCGCCGCCGTTGAGAAGGTCAGCATCACTCAGGGCGTGCACGCCACCGGTTTCGTCCAAGAAATATTTCATGGCAACTCCTTAGCGCAATTCGAATGTGTTGCGGGTTGTGATGTTGGTGTCGGTCAGAACATAGGACGCGCCGGGAGGGATAATCATGTTTCCGGTCGTGATGTGACTGCCGCCGCTGGCCGTGTAGGCTTGCGCGAGCGCCATCGCCGTGCCGCCGTTGATCGTGATTGCGGTTTGGATCGCTATCCCAGTCGGCCCGGTTATGTCCGCCTTGACTACTATAGGCTTCCCCGTGGTGTTGTAGTAGGTCGTTCCGGACGTGCGAGTAACGGCCTGCCAGGTCTGACCCCATCCAACCGTCCCCATGCCCACCATCGCCTGCCCGCCCATGCCCTGAATCGTGCTCGGCGCAGCGGCCCAGGTGCCCGCCGTCGCTTGTGTCGATTCGACATAGCCAAGCACTCGGAACGGCTGGTTGCTTCGAGCGGTGGTCGAATAAATCACGTTCGCGCTGTCTGCCGCGCCTGCGCCCCCTTCTGCGGTGGTGCTGATGAGCGTGGTTTCGTCCAGGTTCAGGCCGCCGGAAACATTGCACCAAGCCACCTCGGGAGTGCCGCCGTTATAGATCGCCAGCACGGCAATGCGCGACGCCTGTCCGCTCACCGTTCCACCCGTTGAGCCGGAACTGATCACCGTGGAAATCGCCGCGGCAATCGCGGCCGTACTCACCGCGCCACTTCCCAGCGTGGCAGAGCGGAAATCCAGCGTCGTCGGATTGATCGTCAGCGTCATCGCGCTGGAAGCCACTGACGCCGTGATTGGCTGAATCTTGTCGCTCTGCGGAGCGGGCGGCAGCGGGTTGAGAATCACGAAATCAGTTCCGTCATATTCCAGATCGGCCAACTGGTTCAGGGTCACGATGCCCGAGGTTTTCACACCCGTCGAGCCGTACTGCTTGACGGATTTCGCCGCCAGCCCTGACACGGCCAGCGTATTGCTGCCGGTCGTTCCCGCCGCGCTGAACTTGACGCGGAAGCGCTGGTTTGCCAATAGCGCGGTCAGCGCCGGGGTGGGCGTCAGGGTGAAGTTGGGAGCCGTCCCAGCGGTCGTGAAGGCGGTAGCGCTCTGCGATTGCGCCGAGGTTGCAGAAAACTCGGTGCGCTGCCAGTTGGTGGTGTCTGCACTCGGGTCGGTCGTTCCGGCGCCGGCTATTTTTCTCCGGTACGCCTGAAAATCGATGGGAGACCACGCCACATCGCCAAGGGCATAGGTGGTGCCGCTGATCCACTTGGTGATGTTGATCGATGCCGCGACCGCGTTGACCTCGTATGTCCATTGGGCCAAAGAGGCAAGCCACGCGTCAGCAGCAGCAACGAAATCCGCCGATGCCATGCTGCGGGACGGGGCAGTCGGGAGGCTAGTAATTGCGCTCATGTCAGTCCTTCCAGTTCAATCGAACACACGGACGCGTTCGAGAAAGTGATGTCAATCGAGAAATCCTTGAAAAACCCGTAAATGATGGCGGCATCGTAGTCATCCGCGCCCACATACACCGCCGGCGTTGCCCGCAGGTCCGAGAGCAGCGCATGGGCCGCGCTCACCATCCCGGCGTCCATCCACACGCTGAACACGCCGCGACGGTTGAACGCCCGCTCCAGAATCGTGTAATTGCCGAAGTCGTCGCGCTGCTTGACCGAGTAATCCTGAATGCCGAGCTGGGCGCCGAACTGGGTGCCGCCGATGTCGCGATACAGCCCGATCACTACTTCGCCCACCGCCGCCGTGCCGGTCGGTTTGTTGATCACGATGTCGATGTCGGCGGCCGAATAGGGCGGCAGATCGGTCAGCACCATGTCGGTCTTGCGCGCGATCGGCTCGAAGAAATAGGAATACCAGTCATCGATTCCGGTCGGCGAGCTGAGGTCGTAGAGCGTGTCATAGACCACGCCGTCCACCGGATCGGTCACCGTCACCTGCACGGTAGCCGCCGAGAGGTTCAGCAGCGCGATGGAATTCACCCGCTCACCCGGCGTCAGCGTCGCCGAAATGCTGGTGGCGGCTGACGACTGCAGCGAGGGCGAATCGTCGAACATGCGCCAGCGGTTGGTGCTGCCCACCACCACCCACCACACCGGCGTTGTCGTGCTGTCGGTGGTCGGGTCGTGGTTCAGATTCGCCGCCTGTAGCGACTCATAGACCCGGTGCGTCGCCACCACGATCACCCGATCGCCCGCCGCGTACGTGGTCGCACCCGACCAGGCCGCGTAATCGGTCTCGGCAATGCTGCTCGCGCTGAGGATGGCGTCGGTGATGGGAATGGGGCGGATGATTTTCATGCCGTGGTCCTCGTCGCCGGCATGCCGTCGCCGTTCCAGCGCCGCAGAATTTTTGCCGTTTCATTGTTCGCCTGGGCCAGCGCGATCGCCATGGCGCGGGTCTCGTCGCGCAAGGACTGGATCTGCCCGACTACGGTTTCCTCCGGCGCCGCTCCCTTGCCGAACATCGCACGCTGGTAGTCCAGCCGGCTGCGGAAACCGCTGGTCGCCAGCGACTTGGTCGCCGCCGCGGTGACCCCGGCAAACGCATCCGCCACGGCGATCAGCGTCGCGTACATCTTTCGCCCCGACTCGCTCGTCAGATCCTGCGCTTCCACCAGCGCGCGGAACTCCGCGCGCGTCGTCGGCACGCTGCCGATGCCCAGGGATTTCAGCGTGGCACCGATCTGGCCGCGGGTATTGTTGGCGATTTCGTCGCCGGAAAAATAGTTCTGGTAATAGCTGCCAATCGCCGTCGACGCCGTGCCCACCCCGCCCATCAACGTGATCAGGCTGTCGCGCGCCGAGAGGTTGCTGCCGCCAAAAATCTCGGACGCGCTCTTGCCCATCATCTGCGCGATCTGGTTGGTCAGCGAGAACTCCGCCTGCAGCCGCTGCGCCGTGGTGGCCAGGGTTTCACCCGTGGTCTGGAACTCCTTCAGGTTCGGGATCACCTTCAGCGCAATCGATTCCGACAGCGCGGCGAGCGCATCGTCAATGGTCTTGAACGTCAAGGGGGCCCCCGGCGTGCTCACCCCGGCAATGCCCGAATTCACGCTGGCCGAATCGATGACGGACGGGTCAATGCCCAGCGCCGAGGCAAACGCCGCGCCATTGGCGAATACCGAGCCCACGGCCTGGTTGATCGCCGCGATCTGGTCCGCCGACAGTGCCGACATCTCCGACCAGTAGCCCTTGCCGCTGGTGCGGCCGGTAACGGTATAGGCCGGCCCCTTCACGGTCGCGCCGCTCCAGGGGTTGCCGCTGCCCTGCACGCCGGCCTTGTTCAGGATGAAATCGTAGCCCGACCACTGGGCATTGTTGTGCGGGTCTTCGCCGCCGCCACCAAACAGGCCCAGCGCCGAGCCGATGGCCAGCGCACCGCCCACCCAGGGCAACGCCGCACCGATCGCCGAACCGAGGCCGGTCATCGCCATGCCGCCCGTGCTGACGGCCTGGGTCAGCCCCAGCGCCTGGCCGATGCTGCTGTACGCCGCCGCCGAATAAATACCGCCCACCCCGCCCACGGAATCCGAAATCACCGAGCCGAACAGGCTGCTGCCGAGGCTGCTGATCGCCGACGAGCCCGCGCTGCCGGCCGCCGAGCCGAGCACCGACCCCACCGCATTCGTCACCGGCGACATCACCGCTGAAATCGCCGGCGTCAGCACCAGCGTCTTGAAATACCGCTTCAGCAGCTCGCCGCCGCTGACACCGCCGCCCATGATGGCGTCGGCCAGCGAGTGATTGATGTCATCGGTGATGCGCTCCCACGCCCGCGCCGATTCCTCGGCGGCCTTCTTGTTGGCGTCCAGCGCCTCATGGCTCGCCAGCAGCCGCGCCAGCTTCTTGCGCTGCTCGATCTCCATGTCCATGTCCGCCAGCGCCAGCGCGCTCGCCCCATGGGCGGCCTCCGTGGCGCGGGCGTCTTCCAGACGGGCGATGTTCAGTTCCTCAATGGCCGCGCGCGAAAGCCCGTAGGTCGTAACAGCCTGCTCCTCGCTGGCGATCTGCTCATCCAGCGCCTGCCGCATGGCCGCCTGCTCTCTCGCCCCGGCGCGCAGGAAGGCAAGGTAGTCGTCTTTCTCCTGCTTTTCAGCCGCCGCCCGGCCCGCACGAGCGGTCTTTCCCGCTTTATTCGGATTGAGTGTTGCGGCTGCCTCGGGGGCGTCCGTGCGACCGGTCGGCTTTGCCGACTCAAGCTCCGAGTCGATCGCCAGAACCTTTTCCTGCCAGGCATCGAATTCCTTGCGCGCCTTTTCGGCGTCCGCCCTCATCGCCTCGCCAATGGCCGTCCATTCCGTTGCCGTCTGGCCGGGCGTTTTCATCCCCGCGCCGGAACCGAAAACGGACGCGATCTGCGCGCCAATGCCGCCGATTTCCCGGCCGATTCCATTCAGCACAAAAGCAATGCTTCCGCCGGCGACAATGGCGTATTTCATGCCCTCCACCAGCGGCCCGGAGAACGCCAGCCCCAGCGACTGCGCGCCGATCTTCAGCTCCGACAGCTTGTCGTTGAAGGCGTCGGCCTTCGGCGCCAGTTCGGCCATGCGCTCGCCGAACAGCTTGGCCTTTTCCTGCGCCTCGGCCAGGCCTTGCGATCCCATGTTCAGCATGGGGATCATTTCCATCCCGGCCTTGCCGAAAATTTCTACCGCCAGGGCCGTTTTCTGTAATCCATCCGGCATTCCGGCAAAGATGTCGGCGAGCTGCACCATGGCGCCGTTGGCGTCCTTGGCGGTAATCCCGGCCGCCTTGAGGCGGTCGGAATGTTCGGCATAGAAACCGGACAGGGCCTTGACCCCCTTCGCCACAGTCTCCAGGCTGGTGCCCGACTGATCGGCCGCCAGCTTCCATGTCGCCAGATCCTTGACGGCGATGCCGGTGCGCTGCGACAGGTCGTTCATCGCGTCAGCGGCATCAATCGTGCCTTTGACAAACGCCGCGAAGGCCCCCACCGAAAGGGTGACCCCCAGGGCCGCCACCGACGATTGCAAGCCGCCGAGATTGGTCCGTATCGAATCCAGCGCCGCCCGGGTCTTGTCCTCGGCGGTGATGACGATCTTGGTAGTGTTTTCGCTCATGTCAGCTCGCCGTGTTCAGCGCGCGGCGGGCCGCGGCCTCCATGATGCGCAGCCGGTTAAAGGTGTCGGCGCGCAGATCGGCGGCGACGCCGAGGCGGTCCTCGACGATGGGCAGCGCGTTGTAATCAAGACCGGACCAGATCATGCCGCTCATCCCCATGCTCACCCGCCATTGCGTTGCCATCCCCAGAAACACCTGGAGCGCCTGCCAGTTCTCCGGCCAGATCTCGACGCTCTGGTCGGGAATGTCGCCGTCCCACACCAGCCCCATGGCGGCCAGCGCCTCGGGGTCGGGCGCCGCGGCGGTCGGCCCGGTCACCCAGGCCTCGGCCGCGGCTTCTAGTTTTTTCTTTCAGCCTCCGACAGGGCGCGCAGGTAGCCGGAAAAAATCGCCATCCCCGCGCCGCTATAGGCCGCCAGCAACTGGGTCAGCGCCTCCTCGCCATAGGGCGCGTCCACATCCTTCCAGTCGGCGATGACCTCGCCCAGGGCGTCCGGATCGGCGCGCGTCGACGTGCTCTCGATCCACGTCACCAGCGCGGCCTTGTCCTTGCGCCGGAACACCAGCGTCAAGGGCAGCGGCGCATCGCCGTTGGGAATTTTCACGGTGGCCACAAACGTGGCCGGGGGCGTCAGCTTGAACATGCGCGGCGCTCCTTAAAGAGCCACGAGCCGCAGCTCGTCGTTGCCGGTGCTGGGCACCAGACGCACATCCAGCCCCACCAGGCGGCGGCCGTTGTAGTCCACCTTGCTCGGGTTGATGAACTGTCCCGCCGGCGCGTGCACCATCATCTTGTAGCCGGCCGCGGTGCCATGCACCAGGCTGATCGCCTGGGTGCCGTTGCCCTTGACCGTGGTGCCGATCATCGCCACTTCCTGCGCGGCAGTTAGATCAAGATCCACATGGCCGGACACGCTGCGGCCGGTGATGTCCACGCTGTCGGTGCCCAGCAGCGGCACGAACTTGGCATCCACGCCCATGCTGAGCGAAAGCCCGCGCGACGGGTAGGCCGAGCCGCCCGACAGGGTGCCCGTGGTGTACGTGGCGCCGATGGTGAAGTCGCCGGTGAAGCTGTCGGTCACCACCAGGGGCGGCTTCCAGGCCGTCAGGGTTTCGCTCGGGTTCGCCGTGGCGGTCACGCCGCCGTCCAGGGCGACGAACTTGAACTTGAACACCGGACGGTTGCCGATGCCCAGATCGATGTCGAAGGTGCCACGCGCCATCAGCGCCTTGTGCAGAACTCCATCGTCATGGTAGTAAATGGTGCAGGACTCGAAGCCGGTGGAGACGGGCGTGTATTCAACCCGGCTGCCCACCGAGGCCGCTTCGGCAAATCCGCAGGCGCGTACCAGCGGGCCCCAGGGGGGCGCCGTGCCGGCGGTGCCGCCGTTCTGGAATTCCACATCGAAACTCAGCTCGACGAAGGCGGTGCCGACCAGTTGCCCGCTGCCGCCCATGTAGATGCGCAACAGATTTCGGTCCACATTCTGCGCGTTGAGCGGATTGACGCTCAGGCCCGAGACCAGAATGGCATTGGCCGCGCCCGTGGGCGTGGAGTCGGTGCCGGGGGTGGTTTCGATTTTGGCCAGAATGGCCTGGTTCATGGTGTAACGCGGCATGATCTACTCCTTCGCGGCGGGATAAGTGGCGGCGGCTGAGGCCGGGGTCTGCGGCTGCTGCACCGCCGTGAGCGTTCCGTCAGGGTTGATGACATACGAGCCGCCGGACGAGGGAAGCTCGGGGGTAATGACAACAGGGTCGAGGGGTTCCACGGGCATGGCGGGCTCCTAGAGGGCGTTGGTAGCGGTACGGAAAAATATGCGGTAGCGATGGGCGATGGCGCCGAAATCAATGCCATCCACATTGGGCGAATCCACCGAATAATTCGGCAGGATCTGCACCCCGCCGGACTGGCCCAGCGTCGGGTCCGCCATCAGCGCGGTATGGGCGGCGGACAGCGTGGCGTCGGGGGCCTTGTCGGGCGTGCCGTCCTCGCCGAAGGCGGTGACCACGACATCCATGGTGTGGTCGGTGTAGCCCAGCACGATCTGCTCGGATTCGATGCCGTCCTGTTCGATCTGGATCGCCGGCACGGTGGCGATCTGTTCGCGCCGGGTGCGATAGACCCGCGTGCCCACCAGGGCCGTGACCGCGCCATCCGCCAGCAGCACGGTCTGGATCGCGGCGAGGATGGTTTCGCGCGTGCTCATTTCAGCAGCACCCGGGTCACGCCGGTCTCGTCACGGTAGAGGCCGATCACCGTGTAGGCCGTGGCATTCACGGTAACGGCATCGCCCACGGCGATGGCGGGGAAATCCGCCGCATCGATGGCCAGCTCCGGGTCGCTGCTCGCCACCAGCCCCAGCACATCGCCGGGGTTCTCGGAAAAATTCAGCGCCACGCCCGAGACCCCGCCGATGGTCACCGACCAGGCGAAGCCCTGGGTGGCGTCCTTGAACTGGTCCAGGTCTTCGGCGAACATCAGGCCGCCTCGACCACGGGGGCGATGTCGATCACCCGCTTCGAGGGCTTGCGGCCCAGGGCATGCAGGACGAATTCCGCCACCGCCTCGGCGCTGTAGCTCGCCATGCAGGCCGCGGCGCGGGTGTTCGTGTCCTTGCTGCACAGGGCCATGCCCGCGTTGTGGATGCGGTGGCAGGGATGGCAGGCCACCGGCGCTTCCAGGGCGGCGGTGTTGATCCAGTCCCGCGTCAGGTTCTCGTTCGAGGAATGGGACAGCATCACCACCTTGGGCATGGGCTCGAAGGCCACCGCATTGGCGAAAACGCTCTCCGTCGCCACCACCGCGTCAGCGGTGAGGCTGTAGGCCAGGGCCATGCGCAGCGGCCATTCGCGGCCGATGACGTGGCCGTAGTCAATGCCGTTGATGGTCACGGGTTCCAGATCCGGCAGGCCGTTCAGGTCGCCGAGCATCACGGTATAAATGCCCTCCACCGCCATCAGGCGCATGAAGCGCTGGGCGTGGGGCCAGGTCTTGAACGGGCCGGAGCCGGTGGGCGAGATCACCACCAGGGGGCCGGGCAGCTTGGCGCGGAAATCGGCGGCCAGCGCGGCTTCTTCTGCGCTCGGGTAAAACTTCTGGCCGCAGCCGATCACGGCCGGCGGCGGCACCTGGGCATATTTATGCACCATGTCCAGGTAGTTCTTGTCCATCAGCTCGTGACGCAGCGCATGGGGCAGGTAGAAATCCCCCTGGGACTGATGCGCCAGCAGGCGATGTTCCACCGAGCCCACCAGGTTGATCCAGCGGTCATACTTGGGCGCTTCGTTGGCCCAGTAGTTGAGCAGCTCGCCATCGTCCAGCACGTTCATGGGCAGCTCGATGAAGCGGGCGATGTGCGGATCGTGGCGCAGCACGTCGACGCCGTTGCCGCCGGCATACACCGTGACGGCATGGTCCTCGTCGTGCAGGGCCTTGGCAACACTGGCCGCCCAGAGGGCATCGCCATTGCCGCCGAGACGCACCAGCCCGGCCGTTTTGGCCGGCTTCGGGTTGCGCCACGGTTCGGCCTGGCCAATCCCGGGCGCTTCCTTGCGCCACACTTGCAGAAAGCTGTATTCGTAGCCCGCGTCGCGCTTCTCGTTGACCAACAGCGACCAGTCGGGGAAGGCAAGACGGAAAAAGTCCACGATGTCCTCGTTGCGGAAATCGTGCTTGTGGTCCGGGTTCGAGCCCGGCTGGCCGATGTTCGGGTACAAATCGGCGTGGGGCAGATACAGCACCAGGTGACCGCCCGGCTTGACGATGCGCCACCATTCGCGCAGCGCGGCCTGGTAGTCGACAATGTGCTCCAGCAGGTGGCTGGAGAACACGCAGGGCATGTAGTTGTCGGCGAACATGGCCAGGCGCGTGGCGTCCTTGATCACCATGTCCGGCTTCATCTGGATGCCAAACAGCGCCGTGTCGATGCCCGAATCCAGCCCCACCAGCGTGGGCCATACCTTGGCCGGGCCGCAGCCGACATCCAGGCCGCCGGCGGCACAGTAGGGCAGCACGTCGAAACGCACTTTCGCGGATTCATGGCCTTGCGGCGCGTTGAGAAACCAGGTCATCGATTCCACCACCACCACCAGATTGGAAAATCCGGCCCCTGCGGTTGAACAGGGGCCGGCTTCTTTTGCTGCACCTTCGCCATGGGGCGACCCCGATTACAGGAGGTCTTCCACCTTGGCAAAGCAGGCCGGCTGACGCACGCCGAAGTCGGCGAACTGGTTCAGCGTGATCCGTACCTGGCCGGTGACGGCGGCGCTGTAGGGATCGACGGTGATGTCCGGCGCACCGAAGAGGCCGAGCACGCCCATGGACCAATCGGAGCCGAAGATGGCCGCCGAGCAGACCGTGGTGCTGGTGCCCTTGGTCAGGTTGCTGGGCACGTTGTTGCTCACCAGGGCGCGATAGCCGTTCACCGCCTGCGGGCCGTTCTGCCAGATGAAGGGCAGGTTCGTGCCTTGTTGGATCTGCTTCAGGTTGCCGCGCTGCTTGGTGTTGAACAGATAGCCGGCGAGGCGATCCGGTTCGGCGTTGGAGTTGGCGCAGGCCGTTTCCAGCCCGACCACATTACCCCAGGTGACGGTGCCGCCGTTGGCGCCGGCCGCGACCGTTCCGATGCCGCTGGTGTAGCGGATGCCGGTCATCTGCGGCGCGGTGCCGGTGCCGTTGATGATCTGGTTTTCGATCTGCACGGCAACGCCGGACAGCAGATCGTCACGGATCAGCGCTTCCAGGCTCATGGCCGACTGGATCAGGGCCTGTTTCGAGACTTCGGTGTAGGCGGTCTGGCGCTTGGGCGACAGGGTCACCTTCGCCGTGGCCGGTGCGGTCTCGGTGGCCGAGCCGATTTCCGTCACGGTACCGATGGAACCGGCCGTGGCCTTGCGCGGCAGATCCACGTTGGACGACAGCCCGCCGAGGACGACGATGCCGAGCTGGTTCATCACCAGGTTGTTGCGCAGCACGTCCACATAAAGGTCGGAGCGCAGGTCGGTGGCCACCAGGTTGCCCGCTTCCGACGCGGTGCCGACGTTGAAGTCGCGCATGAAGGCTTCGGGGGGTGCGAAAAAGCCTTCGGCGCCCCGGCCGAGGATCTTGCCCACGGCTTCGGAACACTCGCGCTCGAAGCCGGCGTCGCGCCAGTCGCCCGTCATGCTGGCGACGATGGCCTTGCCCAGGCTGTAACGCTTGATTTCCTTCGGCGTCAGGCCGATGGCGACTTCGCTGGTGTCGGTGTGCTTGGCCGCCATGCGCTCCATGATGAATTCGATGAAGGCCTCGACGGACTGGCCGCTGCGGATGGCATTGGCGGTGTCATTGGGCTTCAGATACTTGGCATACTGCTCGCCGATGGAAGCGAGACGGTCGCGGCGTTCGATTTCGAGTTCGGCGCCGGTCTTGACGACTTGGGTCATGATGATCTCCACAGAAGGGATGTGCGATACGGGGGAAGGTTCAGGTGCTGCGGGTGCGACGGTCCTGCTCTGCGGGTCCGTGCCGGCGCCAGCCGAACGACCAAACCCAACCGAGGCATCCGCCGGGACCGGAACCACACTGGCCTCGAACGGACACCACCGCGTCACGATGTACGTGGGCGGCTCGGAGCCCTGGGCGCGTGCGGCAGCCGTGCCGGAGCGGTTCCAGGAGTCCCCATGCAATGCGCGCATCTCGCGCGCGAAGTCTTCGCCGCTGAGCGTGCGCAGCGGCTTGTATTCAATGATCCCGGTGTCGGGGTTCGGTACCGGTTCCACTTCCTCGATTTCCTCGATGAAGTAGCCCACCGACACCAGGGAGCGGATGCCGTCCTCCACATCCAGCTGAATTTGCTGCCCCAGCTCGCTGCGGGAAAACCGCGCCACGCCGCGCAGCTTCTTGTCGTCACCGATATAGGCCTTTTCGATGACGCCGATCTGGTCGTCGGTGCAGTGGTTGAGCAGCAGCGGATGGCGGCCATCGCCCAGGCGCGTCAGGTCGACCGCCGTGGCATCGTGGGAGAGGATTTCAATGCCGAAACTGCGTTCGTAGGGTTCTTCGGATGAAATGGAAAGATCGAAGGTGCCCCCCTCGGCCGGCATCGGCTCCGCCGGATCGCCGGGGGAGCGCTTCAGGGTGCTGGTGCGGAAATAATTGGCGGGCATGAGCGGCCTCCACGAAGGATGGCCGCAGGATGCCGTGGGCGAGCGGACAGTGTTAAGGCAAAAAATGTCCGGTCATAGCCCGAGTGATGAGTAAATCGCCCGCAGGTCCACCGCCACCAGTTCGCAGGTAGCGTCTTCCGGGTGGAGACCGTCCGAGGTGGCGTAATTCGCCACGCCATTGACGACCCACTTGTTGGTGTTGGAGCCGGCGCGAATCGAGGTCAGCGGCAGCAGCGCATCGAACAGCGCCGAGTTCGTCGACAGGTAGGACTGGAACAGGGTCAGCGAAGCGCCGCCGCCAAACCCGGCATCCACGGTCTGATTGGCCTCGGTGATGAACGTATCGGACGAGGTTGCCCGGGGGAGCAGCGCCAGCCGGATGACCCTCTTGTAGTTGAGCGCGCGCGCGGCGGCCCAGATGGCGTTATTTTCCGGATAGGTCGGCGCCGTTCCCGGCCCGTTGGTGCCATAGTCATCGACCAGCACATTGCCATATTGCAGCATGTCGGTCAGAAACGCGGCTCCGGAGGCCTGCCACAGGGACGACGCGGAGCTGCCGCGCCCGAGGTTGATGCCCGGGCGGGGATTGGCCGACAGCCCGGCATCGAACAGCGAGCGGCCGAAGAGCCCCATGGTGTGCGAGACGGAGTCCGACAGGTGCTCCACGATGGAATCGCCGACGCCGACGAATACCGACTGTGACGCCGACATTTTCCCCAGGGTCACAACACACGCCATTTCACAGGTGGTGCGGCCGGTGCCTGTGTTGGTGATTCCGCCGGTGCCGTAGACGTCCGAGATCGTGGCTGTGCCCGGATCATAGAGCACGGAGAAATTGCTGGTCGTTGCCGCGGAACTCGATACCGAGCCGGTTTCGCGCAGGGAAATGAATTTATGCGTGGCGGTGGTCACGCCCTCGTCCATGCGCAGCCAGTATTCCTCGCCGCGGCTGAACTTCGACAGGCCGAACGCACTGGCGGTGATGGCGTCGCTGGTGAGCCAGGCATTCCCCGCTGAATTCGTCGCAGAAGCGCTGCCGCTGAAGGTGGCGGCGACATAGGCCGCGCCGCCGGTGACCTTTTCCAGCGCCATCTTGTTGATGGTGACGGCATTGGTGTTGCTGGTGATCGCCGCCGCCGCGACGAACTTGTTGGGCACCATGAATTTCAGCTCGGTACAGTCGGCGCCGATGATGATCTTGCTGCGCGAGGTGCGCCGCAGCTGCGTGCCCGTGCTGGCCGTGGTGGTGTAGGGCATGGCGTTGGTGACGGCGGAGGCCGCGCGCCAGACCGGCGGAGCGCCCGCGCTGGCCGCCTGAATCATCAACGACAGCGGCAGCATGTCAGCTCCCTGTCACAACGTAGCTGTCGGCGGCCGAGGCGCGACCGACAATGGCAACCAGCGTATTTCCGGTAGCGGCCCGGGTCAGGGTCGTGGTGGCGCCGTTGAGCAATGCGCCCCCCGAGCTGGCGATGGAGGTGGTGCCGCTGGGAATGATGGCGCAGGCGAAGCCGGTGGGCAGCCCTACCGGAACGGTGAGCGTGATGGTCGCCGTGGCTTCCAGCGTCTTGCCGTTATCGGCCGAGGTCAGGGCACGCGACGTAGCCTCGGTGGAGCAGGCAGTCGGCAGCGGGTAGACGGTCGATTCGGCGATCGGATCGATGATGCCGATGGCGTTGCCGTTGCTGTTGGTGGCGATCTTGGCAATGTCGCCGTAGTGGGGTTCGAGATGGGCGCTCATGGGGCTGTCCTTTCACGGCTGCGCGATTTGACCGGAGCCGGTTCGGCCGGCGCGGGCTTGGGTTGTGCGCTGGGTTTTACATCGGTGGACAGCCCGGCGCTTTCCAGCGCGGCGGTCTCCTGGGCCAGCTCGTCGAGGATGTCGTCGAAGTCGTCGCCCTGCTCCGCGGCGATGCGCGTGCGGCTGGTGACGCCGAGCTGGACGCCGGCGGCGCTGGCCTCCATTTCCTTGAGCGGATCCACCCAGCTCCAGCGCCGGCCCTGGAAGCGGGCCGCGGTGGCGAACTTGGCGAACTTGTCGGCCGGCAGGGCCTTTCCGCTGACTTCGAAAGTGATGTCCTTGCGCAGCAGGGCCAGGGCCAGCCAGTCCTCGAACAGCGGCTGCACCAGGGTGGCGATGAACCAGTCCTGCAGGCACAGCCACACTTCGCGCTCGCCCAGCTCGGCGATGCGGGCCGAGCTGTAATTCACGTCCGTCATGTCGGCGGTGAGGTTGTGGGCCGCCACGTCGAAACCGGCGGCCAGCCCGCGCAGGCAGGCCTTGAGGAAGCTCTCGAAATTGGCGTGGGGATATTCCGGATTCCACGAATTCAGTTTGTAGCCCGGGGGCAGCTCGAACATCTCGCCGGCCTGCACGCTCATCTGCGGAATGCCGCGCGCGCTGCCGTCCGAAGTGCCATCGGCCATGGCCAGGGCGCCGCCATCGGGGGCGTCGTCGCTGCGTTCCAGGGCGGCGATCTTGCTCGCGCCGATCTCGGCGGCGACGACCGCCGCATCCTCGAAACGGTGGATGGTGCTGGCGCGGATGATGACCGCATGGAACCAGGTGACGCCGCGCACCTGTTCGGCGCGGTCGGCGGTAAACAGGTGGTACATCTCGCCGGCGGGCACGCGCTCGAAACCCGCCACCGAGGTGGCGTAGTTCTCGCCCGGGTGGGCGGTGCGGATCCAGTAGGCGATGGCGCGGCCGGTGCTGTCCAGCTCGACGCCCTGGCGGATGACGTTGCCGTTGTCCAGCCGCACATTGCGCCGATCGTCCAGCCGGTCCGCTTCCAGTGCCTGCAGGGCCATGCCATAGGGAAGTTTGGAATTGCGCACCACCCGCACCAGGGCTTCGCCGTCCCGCGCCACGGCCTTGACCACCATGCGCCAGAAGGCCGGCAGGGTGCGATGACGGCCGGTGATGTCCGCCGTGCGGCCCCAGCGTTCGTAGTGGATTTCGATGGCGTCGTTGGCCGCCTTATCGAGGATCGGCTTGGCGTTGCGGCCGGTGGGTATCTGCGTCGCCCGTACCTGCAGCCGCGGGTTGCTGCGGCCGACGACGTTGATCGCCACCAGGGAGAGAAAGCGCTTGCCGTATTCGTTGTTGGCGGCCAGATGCCGCGCCCGGGCGCGCAGGATGGGCAGCGACAGATCGAGGTCGGCATTGACCGAGCCGGACCAGTTGGCGAGGCCCGCGGTGAGGCGGCCAATGGAGCCGCCGGCAAAGCCGTGGGCGCCGCCGACGCCGTAGGTGCCGGCATAGGGGTCGGAGCGCTTGCCGGTGAGGGCGGCCCAGGCACGGCTGAAACGGTCGAGGATTTTCATGGGTCAGCCCAGGCGAAACTGGATACGGCCGCCGATGCCGGTGCCATTGCGGATCCGCTCGGCCATCTCCTCGCTGCGCACTTCGGCCTTGTAGAACTGGCGGAACTTGAGCAGATCGGGAATCGGCGTGCGTTGCAGCTCGCGGCCGTTGATGGTGTAGCGCGACTGGTCCAGCGTGGCCCGATTTTCGATCACCGCTTCGATGGCGTCCAGCGCCTTGCGGGCATGGCTGCGATCGTCCAGGGCGGTGGTGGCTGTGCCGCTGCGGTAGTCGGGCAGCACGTCGAGGGTGCCGGCATCGACGGAGTATTTTTCCGCCGTTCCGCCTTCCACCCAGGCGGCCCAGGTGTAGCGGCCGGCGGCGTAGCCCCCCGAACTGGCGGCCGCGACGGTGACGCTGTAGTTGTCGCCGCTGGCGCTGGCCACCACCTCGAAACCGCCGGCGGCGGACTTGAAGCGGTACTTCAGCGTCCAGCCGGCGCTGGCAGGGTAGTCATCCAGGCCGCGCGTCCACTTCCAGGTGTCGCCGGCACGCAGTTCAGAGGGTTCGGTGGTGGGAATATCGGCAGACACGCGGTTCTCCGGCAAGAATGCCCGGAGAATGCGGCGGGGGAGCGGACAGTGTTAAGGCAAAAAATGTCCGCTGCCCGCCGCTCACTTCCCGCGCAGGTGCCGCCGCACCGTCCGCACCGACAGCCCGGTACGGGTGGCAACGTCCACCTGACGGTGGCGTTCCAGCCGCGCGAGCTGCACAGCGCGCGCCTGCTTTGGCAGGCTGGGCACATACACGCGCTCTCCGCCGAATTCCTGCCGGATGTGGGTCATGACGTCCAGCCTCGCCGTGTCGGTCACCGTTACCCCGGCCGCGCCCAGCGCGCGGAAAAGTTCGTCGATCAGTTCGCTCATCTTGCTCCCCTTCCTCATGGTTATCGTCCCAGTCTGCCAATGCGGCCCAGGCTGCGCACGCGCGGACCCTGGGGCGGCGGCGTTTCGCCTTTTTTCTTGAGTTCGGCGATGCGCTCCCGCGCCGCCAGATCGATGCCCGCCAGGCGCAGCGCCGCGAGGCTGTATTTTTTGCAGTCCAGGGCCTCGTTCCGGGGCCGCTTCTGCACCCACTCGACGATGGGCCGCGTGCCGCGCATTTTCGTCACCAGTTTCTCGGCCGTCAGCTGCTGAAAATATTCGTCATCGAAAGCCGGGTCGCTGGGGAAGTGGATGTAGCCCGGGCCCGGTTCCACCAGGTTCAGCCGCGAATAGAGCAGCGCCTTGGCCTGGTCGTCCCCCACCATGTGCACGGTGATGCCCTTCTTTTTCTGCCGCCGCAGCCGCTGGCGGCGGGTCTTCTCGTCTTCGACGATGGGCCGGCCGGGGCCGGCGATGCCCTTGACGGCCCAGGCCCAGCGCCGCGAGGCGACGAACGCATAGACCATGCTGGTGTTGTAGCCCGAGTCAATGGCCACGGCGTCGGGGGCCATGTCGTCCAACAGCACGGCCAGGTCGCCCCACACCTCGGGCCGCGCGGTGTCGCCGGGCAGGATGTGGTGGTCCAGCGTCCAGCATTCCTCGCCATCGCCCCAGCCATCCACGGTGATCTCCAGCCGGTCCTTCTGCACATCGATGCCGGCGGTTTTCGCCAGCACGGGCGGGGCCTCGTAGGTTTCCAGCCGCGCCATCAGGCCGGTGCCATCCACCTGTACGCCTTTTTCCTCGAATGGCTCGCCCAGGTTGGTATTGATAAAGGCCTGCAGGGTGCTCGGCGACTTGACGGCCTCCTTCCAGTCCTGCGCCAGATCCAGCCAGGTGGGGCCAAGGCCGATGGAGCAGTACAGCGTGGAAGCGTGATAGCCGCGCCGGGGGTTGCCCGGATTCTCCGGGATCCAGCGATGGGCGGCGAACATGCGCGGCTTGTGGTGCTCGCTGATGTGAGCGCCGCAGTCGCGGCAGACGTACCACGCGTCAGTGACATCGGCATTCCATTTGATGCCGTGGCCCACGTCCGGGCCGCCCCATTCCAGCGGCTGGTACTCGCCGCAGTGAGGGCACGGCACATGGGCGCGGCGCTGGTCGGTGTCCAGCCATTCGCGATAAATCAGGCTGGAATCCTTGACCGTAGGCGTGCTGGCGAACACGCGCTTCGCCCGGCGGAACGCCTTGGTCCGCTGCTTGGCCAGCAGCACGGGGTCACCTTCGTTGCCCACTTCGGCGGGGAAGCGGTCCAGGTCGTCCATGATCAGCAGGGCCACGGACTTCATGGCGTAGCTGTTGGGCGAGTTGCCGCCGGACAGGTAGAGGATTCCGCCGGGGAAATCCACCAGGTCCTGCCGGTTGGCGGCGTCCCGCGCCCGCTGCCCGCCCAGCATGTCGCGAATGATCGGCGTTTCCTGCAGCATGGGATTCAGTTTCTGCGCCTTCCAGCCCACCGTGGCCTCGATGCTGGGGGTCATGAGCATCATCGGGCACGGCGCTTCGGTCATGCCGTAGCCGATGGCGTTGAGGATGATCTCCGTCTTGGCAAACTGGGCCGAGAACATCATCACCACGTCGCGCACCCGCGATTCCCGCGACAGGCAATCCATGATCTCCCGCGTCAGCGGGTTGCGCGCGGTACGCCAGCGCCCCGGCTCGCCGCTCTGCTTGCTGGCGAGGACGCGGTGAGCATCGGCCCACTCGGACACCGTGAGGTGCGCCCGGGGCTTCGCGGCGGCCCAGGCGACGGCGAGGCAGTGGGCTTCGTCGAGGGACAGGGGCGCGTTCATCCGCGGCCCTTCTCGAAGATCTGCGCCCGCTGCCGGGCGATGGCGTCGCCCAGGCTGGCCTGGACGTTGCGGCAGGCCTCGACGAGCTGGGCTTCGACTTCATCCACTTCGGAAACCGGCGCCAGGACGGCGGCGTTCTGCCCGGGGAAGCTGTCCAGCAGCGAGAACACCGTGGCGCCGATGAAGCGCATGGCGGCTTCGACTTCCTCGCGCGGGATCAGGTTGCCGCGCATTTTGTCCCGCTCCATCTCGGCGATGTCGGCATTCGCCGCTTCCTTGCGGCTGATGGCATCGGCGCGGGATTCGCCCTCGCCCGGGGTCCGGGCAGGCGGCGGGGCCGGCTCGGCGGCACGCGCGCGGGCATGGCGCGCTTCCACATCACCCCGGCCACCCCGGGTCTCGGCGATCCGCGCCAGGGATTCGGCGACGCACACGTGACCGGAAGAATCGAGCACCAGGCGGCCGTGGTCCTTCAGCTTGGTGACGTAGCTGCCCGACCATCCCTGACGCCGGGCGAAGGCCGTTTTCGTCAGCGTGGCGGGGATTTTTTCCGCAACGGCTTCCGGCGCGTTGCCTTCGGCCATGTGTTCGGACCCGGCGCTCATTTGTTCGGACCTTTCCGGACCGGCTTCGCCACGCTGGCGGCCAGGGCCTCGGCGGCGCTGGTGAGCACCATCTCCCGGGCAGAAACGGCCACCACGGGCCGCACGTCCCGCGAGCCGACCTCGGACCCATCCTCACTCGCCCAGAAGACCGGCAGGCCCGCCATGCCGCCGCGGATGGCGTTATCCACGCAATCGGTACCGAAGGCTTCGCGCATGTTGTCGATCCAGGCCGTGACCAGGGGCATGCGCTGACGCAGGGGTTTTTCGGCTTTCATGATCGCGTTCCGGGTATACGGGGTTGCGTTCCAGCAATCTGGAACGCGAATGTGGCTCAACCACGGGCCTGTTCCAGGTGTTCCAGGTGTTCCTTCACGTGCACGTACATGAGGAGTTAACGTGCGCGCGTGAAAAAGACGAGCGTGAGCGCATGAAAACGCTCTCGTGTACGCGCGCCTTGTGCTGGAACACCTGGAACACCCGGAACAATGGCTTAACCATGCGGTTTTCCGCGTTCCAGATTGCTGGAACGCAACCCCGTATACCCGGAACGCGCCGGGGTTTTCGGCCGCGATCATCCGTGCGTCCCCGTGCGATCGCCGGCATTGGCCACGGCATTGCCGAACTCGAAGACGCAATCGGTGAGCCAGCGGCTGACGTTTTCGCCGGGCTTCATTTCCCGGCCGGCCGTCTGCAGGGTCTTGAGGGGCGGCACGATGAGGTGCTTCGGCTGGCTGGTGCCGCTGTAGTGAAGATTGTCGAAGATCCGCGCCCGCTTCTTTTCCCAACCGAGCTGGCGCGCGACGGCGCCGTGGAACTGGTTGGATGGTCGCGGTCGGCCTTCGCCGTTGAGGCGGCACCATTTCAGGTAGGCGGCATACAGATCCGACGCCAGGCAGGGGACGATGGGCAGGCCGAGATCGCCGAGGATCCAGTCGGTGATGAAACGCAGCTCGGACGGACTGGAGAGCGCGATCAGTGCCTGCTTGGCTTCGGTCATGGGTGGCCGTTCCTTCGGCCTGAATCCGCTCAGGTCGAGCTTCAGCAGGTAGTCGTAGAACGCGGCGACGCCGCCGTTTTCCAGTTCCTCGCTGACTTCGCGGTAGTACTCCTCGCCCAGCTGCGGCGGAGTGTAGATCACCAGGTGACGGCGATCGTCGGTGTCCAGGGGTAGCGGCTGGTTTTCGTTGGATAGGAAGGCGAAGTTGATCTGGTTGCGCTGCCGATAGGCGTCGGTGAACACCTTGCGGATGCGGATCCAGTCGCCGGTGACCAGTTCTTTCAGCTCGTTCTTCAGCTGCCACATGTCCGAGCGCGTCACCACCTCCTCGGCCAGAACGAAGAGCTTGTTCTCCCAGTCGGCATTGAAGTTATCGGCGAGGGCTTTCTGGTCCAGCACGACGCTGTAATCGCGCCGGTTGCCAGCGCCGTAGATCTTGGCCAGCGTCTTGAACACCATGCTTTTGCCGGTGCCCTGGGGCCCGTGCATGATGACGCTGCTGCTCATCTTCGCGCCCGGGTGCTGCAACGGGTAGGCCATCCAGCACAGCAGCCAGCGATAGACCTCGTCGCCGTTCTTCTAGGCGTTACAGTGGTAGCGCATCATCTCCAGGAACACGTCGCACTTGCCGGCCTGGGGTTCCAGGGGCCAGCCGCGCCAGGTGTTGAGCTTGACCTCGGGATCCTTCTCAGAGGGGTCGAAGCCCACCTGGTCGATGTAGTACGCGCCGCGCTGGATGTAGTCGGCATTCTGCTTGATGTCGTCGCGCCGCCGACCGGCGGGCAGCAGGGCGACCACCTGATCGATGTGGGCGATGCGCGCGGTCCAGGTATCGAAAACGGCCTTTCCCTTGCCGTCGTCCAGCGGGATGAAGCGTTCCACCAGATCTTCCACCGCCATCACGCTGCGGGCCTGGGGGCGCGCATTGCCATCACCCGAATCCCCGCCCCCTGGAGTGCGAAACCCCGCGCCAGAAGGGGGGCTGTTTCCGCCCGCGCCGAGCACGGACCAGCCCAGCGCATCGAGGCGGGCGATGATCTGGGCGCGCACGGCCTCTTCGCCTTCGAGGGCCGCCAGATCGTTGAAATCGGTGGGGGAATTCACTCCCTTCACTTCTGCACGCGCGGCAGTGAAGGCAGGAATGACCACCGCGCCGCTCACCGCCAGGGCCGCGTTCTCGGCGGCCTTGACGCCGGGGTTGCCGGCGGTCAGGTAATCGTCATCAGCGCAGACCAGAATGCGCACGCCGCGCCGCGCCTTGTGCAGCGCCTGGGCGACCCCGAGCAGGTTGCCGGCATCAAAGGCCACCGCCACGGGCAGTCCGGTGGCCTGGTGCAGCGTAGCGGCGGTGGCATAGCCCTCGGCCAGCAGCAGCACCGGCCCGATGCCGCCGAAGCTGTGGAAGCGGCTCGCCTTCAGCACCCCTTTCGGCCAATACTCTTTTTCCAACTTGCCCGTCGCCCGCTTCTTGCCGCGGATGAGCTGCAGGCCCCAGATTTTTCCGCGCGCGTCGGCGATGGGCACGGCCACGGTGCCATTGCCAGACGGCGAGAAGCGCAGGCCGAAGGCGCGCACCTTCTTGCGCGTCAGGTAATCGGATTCGCCATCGCGCACGTAGACTGACCAGGCGGACGCCGCCGCTGCGGCTGCCCGCTCGGCCAGCGCCGCCCGGGCCGCTTCGGCCTTGCGTTTTTCTTCCGCCACCCGGGCCTTGACGGCGGCATGTTGCTCGGCTGACAGCTTGACCGCCTGCTTGTCCACCCGCAGCTTGACGTTCTCGACGAACTTTTCAGCGCCGATCCACCAGCCAAACGCGCCCACCAGGGCGTGGCGACCATCGTCCAGCGTGATTTCGTGCAGGGCGTACCAGCCCTTCTGCGCCACGTCCACCACCTTGCAGCGCTTGCGCTCACCCACCACCAGATCCGCCAGATCGAAACCGGCGCCCTGGAGCTGAGATAGCACATCGTCGTAGTTGATCCAGGTCACAGGCCGAGCCTCGCCATCGTCAGTTTGACCGCGCGCTCGGTTTCCACCACCAGCTCGCGGTCGATGCGGTCCATGACGCGCCGCTTGATGTGGCCGGTGCCGAACATCTGCGAGACCCCGATCATCTGGACCGGTTTGATCGGCAGGCGCGCGTCACCCGTGCGCACGAACACCGTGCGCCCCTTGTTGCCAATGAACGCGCCCTCGATGTGCTTGACGCCGCCCCCCTTCTTGAATCGGAAGCCAAGAACGGGCAACAGCCGGCCGCCCTTTCCCTGCACGAACAGCGTGCCGCGCTTGATGCGCCGCCGTCCTTCTGCCAGGGTGATGGACTTCTCCAGAAAGTGCGCCACATTCAGCGAACGCCCCCGGCGGCGCGACGATCCGAAGATGTCGATCGTCGCCGTTACCTGCCCCGCCCGCTTCGCGCTCGCCCGTCCGATCTGGACAGAGTTGCGCACGCTCGCCCGTCCGATGGCGAACTCAGAAACGATGGCCCGCGTCAGCTCCGTATTGGCTTTCGCCGCCGTTTTGTTGATGGCCAGCGCCGCCGCCCGGTCCTGCAACTCCCCCGGCAGCCGGCGCAGCTTGGCCTGTACCTCGTCGAGCCCCCGCAGATCGACCGTGATCTTCACTATGCGCCCCCCTCATCGCCTAGCCCTTTTCCGCGCCGTTTCGTACC